ACCTAGTTATCTCAAGATGATACCTAGAGTTGGTGACATCTTAGATTTTAATGATTTAAGAATAAGATTTTTGATCGATCAAAATCTTGAGAACTATATGCAAATCCAAAACTGGATGAGGGGTCTTGGGTTTCCAGATAGTCTAGATGAGATTTATAAGTTTCAAAACTCTTGGGATGTACCTAAAGAAGAACGAAGTGAGATTAACTTAACTTCTGATGGAACTCTGACGATACTCAGTGCAATAAATACACCACTGTTTGTAGTCAAATTCTTAGACATGTTTCCGACTAGTCTTTCTGACATCAGCTTTGACTCAACATTGACTGATGTGGAATACTTGACAGCTGATGTCACTTTCAAGTATCTTAACTATACTATAGAACCATTTGATTGTTGTTAAATGATTGACTTGACCGGAATCCAAGAGATGTGGGAAAAGGATTCTAAAATTGATATTGATAACTTACATACAGAATCCATAAACATTCCCGTTCTGCACGCAAAATATTATGACATATATAATAACCTTATGTTACTAAGGAAAAAAGCAGAACAACAGAAGAAGAATATTCGTCATGAAAGATATGAATTTTATTCAGGAAAAGCAGATCCTGATGTTTATATCGAAACTCCGTTTCCCAAAAAGATCAGAGATAAAGATACTCTTCAAAAATATCTTGACGCAGATGAGAAACTCTCAGGAGTTTCGCTAAAGATTGAATATTATTTGGTTATGTTAACTTACCTCGAAGAAATTTTAAAACAGATAAGTAATAGAACATATCAAATTAAAAACTCAATTGACTTTATGCGGTTTGCATCTGGAGCAGGCTAATGGATGAAGAAGGTTACTATCATATAGAATTACCCATAGAAGGTATTCGTCTGATCCATACCGGTCTATCACAAGCAGTTGAGAGATGGCCTGGAGGTGATCCGACAGAACAATTAGATTTAATTATGATGAGAGATAATTTCTATAAGATTATGTTAGAACATAGGTTTGACAATATGTAATAAATAATAGTAACTGAAAAGTTACATAATGTCTCATTTGATTATTGAGAAAGTAAATGAAGTATATCTAAAAATAACAACAGAACCGCATGTTGAGCATGAGTTGCGGGACAGATTTACTTTTGAGGTCGAGAATAAGAAATTTATGCCCCAATACCGTAGTAGGCATTGGGACGGGTATGTGCATTTATATAATATGAAGACCAAGCGAATTTATGTTGGTCTATTGGATAAAGTTGTAGCATTTTGTGAGACTGCAGGATATACATATCAATTTCAAAATAATAAGTATTATGGACCACCCTTTGAAGTCAATGACTTTGTAAGTCAGGGAGGTGTCAAAGATTATATGAAGAGTATTGCACCTGATATATCACCAAGAGATTATCAGATAGATGCGGTATATGAGGCTCTACGATACAATAGAAAGTTATTGATATCACCTACGGCATCTGGTAAGTCATTTATGATTTACTCAGTTGTGCGATACCATGTGGCACGCGGTAATAAAATCTTACTGGTTGTGCCCACTACCTCGCTCGTTGAGCAAATGTATAAAGATTTTGAGAGTTACTCTTGGGATGTTACAAACCACTGTCACCGTATCTACGCAGGGCGTGAGAGGGTCAATACAAACTCTGTAACTATAACTACCTGGCAGTCTGTATATCAGTTAGATAGGAAGTTTTTTGAAGAGTATGATGTCATCATTGGTGATGAGGCACACTTGTTCAAGTCTAAGTCTCTTGTAGGGATTATGGATAAGTTACATCATGCAAAGTATAGATATGGGTTTACAGGAACATTAGACGGGACACAGACCCATAAGTGGGTGTTAGAGGGACTGTTTGGACCATCATATAAAGTTACTGGAACAAAGAAACTCATTGATGAAGGTCATCTTGCGTCACTTGATATTCAATGTTTAGTCTTGAAGTATCGACCAAAGAGGTTTGATACATACGAAGATGAGATTCAGCATCTCATCTCTCACGAGATGAGAAATAAATTTATTACAAATCTTTCTTGTGATATGAAAGGTAATACTCTCGTCTTATTCAGTCGAGTTGAATCTCATGGTGCAATTTTATATGAGATGATAAATAATAAGGTAAGTGAAGGAAGAAGAGTATTCTTTATTCACGGTGGTGTTGGTGCAGAAGATAGGGAACAAGTCAGACTCATTACTGAATCACAACAAGACGCTATCATTGTTGCATCATACGGAACATTTAGCACGGGGGTAAATATCAAACGACTTCACAATGTGATATTTGCCTCTCCTTCTAAATCAAGAATCAGAAACCTTCAAAGTATAGGAAGGGCATTGAGGAAAGGCAAAGATAAAGTGAGTGCTAAACTTTATGATATTGCTGACGATTTTACGATTAACTCAAGAAAAAACTATACACTAAATCATTTTATTGAGAGGATTAAAATTTACGTATCTGAACAGTTCAACTATGATATTTTAACTATTGATATAAAAGACTAAACAAGGAGAGTATATGCTTGAAGACGATTTCTTTGCCACCATAAAACTTAAATGTGGTGATGAGATATTTGCCAAGGTAGCAGCATCTGATGAAGATGATAGAACTATGTTACTGGTATCAAATCCTATTATGATAGAACCTGTGAAGAGTAGAGGTTCTATTACTGGATATAAGTTTGAACCATGGTTAAAGACTTCCCATGAAGATTTATTTGTAATTAATCTAGATGATGTTCTTACGATGTCTGAATCAGAGAATCTTGAGATGATTATGAACTATCAAGAGTACATAAGAAAATCTACTAAAGGTAACTTTCATAAGTTAGATAGAAAGATGGGTTACATTTCTAGTGTCCATGATGCTAAAGAAGTTCTAGAGAAACTCTATAATCTCTAAGAACCTATAGCTTATCTATCAACCGGGACAAGCCTAGTCTATACGACATTTGTATTCTTGTCAACTCTTGTCGAACTGATAAAGTCATGTTATAATAAGTACAACACATTATTCGGGTTAAAGACTTGAAACCATTATGCCAAAACCAAGAAGTACAGAACACTATGTAAACAATAAGGAATTTCTGAATGCTCTTGAGAATTACTTTGCACAGGTTGCAACAGCAAAACTCAATGACCAACCCAAACCAGTTATTCCTAGGTATATTGGTGAATGTTTCCTGAAGATTGCAAACCATCTATCATACAAACCTAACTTCGTGAACTACATGTTCAAGGATGATATGATTTGTGATGGTATTGAGAACTGCGTAAGATATATTCATAACTTTAATCCAGAAAAGTCAAAGAACCCCTTTGCATACTTCACTCAGATTATTTACTATGCATTTCTGAGACGTATCTCTCAAGAGAAAAAGCAACTAGAAATTAAAAACAAGATTCTTGAGAAGAGTGACTTCGATGAGGTCTTTGATTCCAATGAACTTGACAGTGGTAACTATTCCGACTATAACAGTATTAAAGATGCAGTGCATCAGAAATTGAGAGGTGGTTGATTATGAATGGAAGTCTAGATCCAGAAGAGCGTATTCTAGATGAACCAACTATCAATGAACAAGTTGCTGGTTATGTAGAAAAACTTGGTTGGTCTGTAGATGATGAGATTACTGTAGAACTCGGTGGTACTCAAATCTCAGGTATTGATGTTGGTGAAGAGTATAACAGAAAGTGGCAGTCACCTATCGGTACTCGTAAGTATAATAAAGATTGTTTCATCGTTATCAAAAACCAATCACGTAGAGACCTCACCAAATCACAACCTTTAGACAGAGAACACAAACCTCATCATGCAAGTAGCGATAATCAGCGACACGCACTACGGCGCTCGTAAAAACTCTAAACTCTTTCACGATTACTTTGAAAAGTTCTATCAAGATGTCTTCTTCCCTACACTAGAAAAGGAAGGTATCGATACTGTAGTACATATGGGTGATGCATTTGATAGTCGTAAGAGTATTGAATTCAAAGCACTAAAGTGGTCCAAGAGAGTTGTGTTTGACCCTCTTAAGGAACGTGGTATCAAAATGCATCTTATGGTTGGTAACCATGACGCATATTACAAGAACACAAACGAAGTTAATGCAGTAGACCTTCTACTGAAAGAATATGATAATGTTGAGGTTTATTCTTCTCCTACAGAGGTGTCATTGGGTGGTCTTAAAACTCTCTTTATTCCTTGGATCAATGAAGACAACCAGAAAGAAACCGATAAGATTATCAGTAAGACCAAGTGTTCAGTCGCAATGGGACACCTTGAACTCAACGGGTTCAAAGTCAATAACCAAATCGTCATGGACCACGGTCACGACAGTAGATCCTTTGATAAGTTCGAAAAAGTATTCTCGGGACATTATCACACTCGATCCGACAATGGGACCGTTTATTATCTCGGTAATCCCTATGAAATGTTCTGGAGTGATGTCAAAGATTCCAGAGGTTTCACTCTTTTTGATACAGAATCTCTAGAACACACCCCTGTAAATAATCCTCACAGACTCTTCTATAACATCTATTACGAAGACACAGACCATCAAACATTCAATACCACAGAGTATGAGAATAAGATTGTCAAGATTATTGTAAGAAAGAAAAGTGACATCAAGAAGTTTGAAAAATTTATTGACAAACTTTATGCAACTGGTGTTGCAGACCTTAAGATTGTAGAGAACTTTCAACTCATTGAGAGTGAAGAGTTTGAAACAGAAGAATCAGAAGACACTATGTCTATCTTAAGTAGATATATTGATGAGTCTGAAACCGAGTTAAATAAACCATTGATTCAGTCCCTGATTAAAGAGATATATCAGGAAGCATGTGAGGTTATTTGATGTACATTATCACAGTCGTAGGTAAGGAAAAAGAAGGAGCATATTCTGTTATTGATGAAGATGGGGAACAGGTTCTTTATATCTTTATTCAGGAGGATGATGCAACAAGATATTCTATGCAATTAGAAGAACTTGGTTATCCTAAAATGACTGTGTTAGAAGTAGATGATGAAGTAATGATAAAAACTTGTGAAATGCACGATCACCGTTATACTGTGATTACCTCCAATGACATTGTAATTCCACCTGACGAAGAATATGATAACCTTTAAGAAAATCTCCTGGGCCAACTTTTTAAGTACCGGTAATCAACCAACAGAAGTTATTCTTGATGAGACTGCAACCACACTTATCATCGGTGCTAATGGGGCAGGTAAGTCAACCATCTTGGATGCACTTACCTTTGTTTTGTATGGAAAAAGTTTTAGAAAAATCAATAAAAATCAACTTATCAACTCTACAAATGATAAAGGTGCACTCGTAAAAATTGAGTTTGATGTTAATAGTGTAGAGTGGAAAATTCAAAGAGGTATCAAACCAAACATTTTTAAGATTACTCGCAATGGTGAGGAGTTAGACCAATCACACTCTGCGATAGACCAACAGAAGTGGTTAGAACAAAATGTTTTGAAAATGAATTATAAGAGCTTTACTCAAATCGTTATATTGGGTTCTTCTACATTCATTCCGTTTATGCAACTGTCTGCATCTAGTCGTAGAGAAGTTGTGGAAGATCTTCTCGACATTAAAATCTTCTCATCGATGAATGACTTAATCAAATCCAAGATTCGTGTTATTCGTGAAGAGACGAAGACTCTACAGTTGAAGAAAGAGTCGATTCAAGATAAAGTCGATATGCAAAAAGACTTTATCGATAAACTTGAGAGTCAAAGTAAAGACGACATTACCGTAAAGACTAATAGTATTAATTCTATCAATACTGAAATCGAAACTTTGTTCAAGAAAAGTTTGACTGAAGAAGATAGACTTGCAGAACTCAATAAATCTTTAGAAAACTTTGAAGGAGTTCAACAAAGACTTCGTGAGTTTGGTAATGTCAAAGGTAAATTGTCACAACGAATACAGACTATTGTAAAGGAACATAAATTCTTCAGTGAAAATACGGTTTGTCCCACCTGTGACCAGGAAATTGAAGAATCATTCCGTGTAAATAGAATTAGTGATTCTCAAAATAAAGCAGAAGAGTTGCGTGAGGGGTATGAACAACTCCAAGGTGCAATTAAAGACGAAGAGTTGAGAGAATCACAATTTAATCAACTCACCAAGGACACTACAAAAGTACTTAATGAAATTTCTTCTTTCAATGTACAGATCTCTAGCTTACAGAAACAGGTTAGGGGACTGGAATCAGAAATTCAAACTGTTACCAGTCAGATCCAGAACAGAAATACTGAGCATGAAAAGTTAGAAACCTTAAGAAGTGCCCTTGATCAAACATATGATGAACTTACTAAACGGAAAGAGAATATTTCCTACCATGATTTCGTATATAGTCTTCTTAAAGACGGTGGAGTCAAGGCAAAGATTATTAAGAAGTATCTTCCTCTCATAAATCAACAGGTAAATAACTACCTTCAGATGATGGACTTCTATATCAACTTTACTTTGGATAGTGAATTCAATGAGAGTATAAAATCTCCAATACATGAGGATTTTACTTATAGTAGTTTCTCAGAAGGAGAAAAACTCAGAATTGATTTATCCCTCCTCTTTACCTGGAGAGAAATCTCTAGAGTTAAAAACTCTGTCAATTGTAATTTACTATTACTCGACGAGGTTTGTGATAGTAGTCTGGATGGAAGTGGATCAGATGACTTTATGAAAATCATTAGATATAATCTAAAAGATGTCAACGTCTTCGTAATATCTCATAAGGAGGGATTGGAGGATAAGTTTGATCAAGTCATTCGATTTTCTAAACATAAAGGATTTTCAAGAAAGGAATAGTTATATTAAGACTATACAAATGTTAGTAAACTAACACAAAGTATACTATATAATACATTGATACGGAGAATACCATGAAAGATCTTTTATCACGGAACGAACTAGCATCTTGGAAATGGGACGAAAAATCAACTAACGAGGAGACACGAGATCAAGTCACAGATTACTTTCAATGTATTTCCGATTGTGAAATTATCGATAGTACCGCAAGGAGGTTCTGTCGTCACATTCTTACCGAATAAAAACGATCAATGAGTTTAAAACCAAAGTCCCCTTCACCTAATAAGTGGAGGGGATTGATGTATGTGCCAATAATAGAACTGTACACCCCGTCCATTTTTTGGTTGGGTTTTGTTATATACTATGTCTATCGGAAACGAAATGACTATGGTCAACTATGAAATCAAATCACAACTTGCAAAACTTCTTGCCACTGAAGATATTTTAGTTGAGAATCGTAATATTAAAACTGCACAGTTTGATGTAGAGAATAGGGTACTGACTCTTCCTATGTGGAAAAGGGCAAGTGAGAGTGTCTATGATATGTTGGTGGGTCACGAAGTTGGGCACGCACTTTATACAGCTAATGAATGGGATTGGGAAGATAGAGTTCCTCAACAGTTTGTAAACGTGACCGAAGATGCTCGTATTGAGAAACTGATGAAACGTCGGTATCCTGGTCTAGCAAAGAGTTTCTATAAAGGTTATAAAGAACTATCTGACCAAGACTTCTTTGAACTTGGGGATAAAGATCTTGGAGATATGAATCTTGCTGATCGTATCAACCTTTACTATAAGATTGGTAACTTCATCAATGTACCTATTGATGATGGTGAAGAGAAAGATATTCTAGACATTGTAGGTAAGACAGAAACTTTTGACGAAGCAGTTCTTGCAGCAGAAGTTCTTTATAAGTATTGTATTGGTGAGATGAAAGTTGACAACAAGGAGGATAATTGATAGAATGACCGCATGGAGTTTATTATATGATCACATGAATTCTTTACCAGAGGAGGGGTACGAATGGACCCCTCTTGTTTCTAATGAGGACAAAATTGAATTGACCGAATCCAAAAAAGTTGAACCAAACCTTAGTGTTAGTAGTAGACCATGGAAGTATAATGAAGAAGAGATTGTAAGAGAACTTCTTCAGTATATTAGAGGGACCTATAGTCAACACTATGCTGTCAATGACCAGAACATTCAAACACTGGATTTCATTGAGGCTTCTCATGGTGACGGTGAGGCATTTTCTAGAGATAACATTCTCAAGTATACTTCCCGTTATGATAAGAAGGGGACCCCAAAGCGTGACATTATGAAGATTATTCATTATGCTGTTCTTCTAATGTTCTTTCACAACAAAAACTCTCAAACTACTAGTAACTACGAAACATTTTAATTATGAAACTATCTGAAAGCACTGTATCACTTCTGAAGAACTTCTCTTCTATCAACCAGTCTATCTTGATCAAGGAGGGTCAGAAACTCCGAAGTATTTCGGTCATGAAGAACATCTTGGTTGAAGCTAATGTTGCTGAAGAATTCCCTAAAGACTTTGGTATCTATGACCTGAACCAATTCTTGAATGGTCTGTCTCTTCACTCTTCTCCAGACCTTGATTTTGAACGGGACCAGTATGTTGTCATCAAAGAAGGTAAGTCACGTTCGAAGTATTTCTTTGCAGACCCATCTGTAATTGTTGCTCCACCTGAGAAAGAGATTACACTTCCTTCTGAGGATGTATGTTTTGAACTGACCAGTCAACAACTTGAGAAACTCAAGAAGGCTGCATCAGTTTATCAACTTCCTGACGTATCTGCCATTGGTGAGAATGGTGTCATCAAACTTGTCTCTCGCGATAAGAAGAACGACACTTCTAATGACTTCTCCATCATTGTTGGTGAGACTGATACTGACTTTGTATTCAACTTCAAAGAAGAGAACCTGAAGATTATTCCTGGTAACTATAATGTAGTTGTATCTTCTAAACTGTTGTCTCGGTTTAGTAATCAGAACATTGACGTGAGGTATTTCATTGCCATGGAGCCGGACAGCACATTCGGTTGACAAAATATGTAACTTACTATATAATATATGTTATGTAATAGGTTACTATGTACCTGTATAAGATTACCAACAGACTGACCGGTGAATTCTACATCGGTCAGACAATAAACTCCCCTGATTACCGATTCCGTAAGCATCGTGAGTTGGCTGTCAGGGGTGGTGGTTATTTCTTACACAACGCAATGCGTCGTTATGGGGTTGATAGTTTTGACCTTGAAGTAATCAAAGAGTGTCAAACACAAGACGAACTGAACGAACAGGAGATTGAGTTTATTGAAGAACTTAAACCTGTCTATAATATCTGCCCTGGAGGTACGATTCGATTGTCTGATGCATCGATTGAAAAGATGCGACAGAAGATGATTGGTAAAAAACAATCTGAAGATACTATTCAACGACGATTTGCTACACTCAGACAAAAAGAAAACGACCCCGACTGGTTAGCCAAACGAGGTAAGTTGATTAGTCAAGGCAAAAAACAAACCTACACTATTGAAGGTGTAGAATATGTTGGTCTTGACCAAGTTGCTCAACATTATGGTATTAGTTATGCAGCTGCCAGAGCTCGGATTCTCAGGGGTTATGACCATTGGAAACTCCCTAACCTCCAAACAAGTAAACAATCTTACTGAAATGATTATGACTGACTGGACAGAACAATATGGCAATCTTCCTGACTCTGAGTTAGATAAGATTGCAGTTCTTCGTGTCATGGAATGTACTAATGGTGTTATCCAATATGCATTCCGTGATGGCTTAGACCATGCATTACCGATCGAACAAACCCGAGAGGTAATGAAATTTAGTATGTCATGTATTAAGAACATGGCAATACCTCTCAGAGAAGAGACTATTACCTTTCTACCAGAAACTGAAGAACTCATGCGTCAAGCAAGAGAGTTCTATATCAATGGTGTGAAGAAAGGTAGTGATAAGGACTATGCTGAGTTTATGAGAATTTCTGAAGCCACTGCACAAGTATGTGGAATGGAAAGGATTGTAACAGCATTGAAACTCTTGGAAAAAGAGGTTGACGTTTTTCCTGAAGGCACACTAAACTGGGGTGTGCAATACTTGATGCAATTTTTTAGTAATGAATATCTTCGCGACTTCTTCGGATCCATGGCAGAGCGCCAGGGTTCTACCTGACAAGCACATTGTCAAGATGCCTCTAGAGACGTGTCAGATGCTCTCTATTGTCTGTTCAGACAAGTGGGGTCATGGGTTCGGTACCTTACCCAAGGCCGATGGAACCCCATACAGCACAGAGAAAGGTGCCTTCCGTAATCACCCCTGTACCATCTGGGCTAGGGAGTACGTGATGAACTGGCAG